TCCCGTTCAGCGGTGTCTGCCAGTCGGGGGGAGGCTGCATTATCCACGCCGGAGGCGGTGGTGGCTTCACGCACTGACTGACAGACTGCTTTGATGTGCAACCGACGACGACCAGCGGCAACATCATCACGCAGAGCATCATTTTCAGCTTTCGCATCAGCTAACTCCTTCGTGTATTTTGCATCGAGCGCAGCAACATCACGCTGACGCATCTGCATGTCAGTAATTGCCGCGTTCGCCAGCTTCAGTTCTCTGGCATTTTTGTCGCGCTGGGCTTTGTAGGTAATGGCGTTATCACGGTAATGATTAACAGCCCATGACAGGCAAACGATGATGCAGATAACCAGAGCGGAGATAATCGCGGTTACTCTGTTCATTGCTGACCCCACAAACAGATTTCACGCTCAATCTCACGACGAGTCATGAGACCTTTCCATTGCTTACCGCCAGCATATGTCCAGCGACGTAGCTGATCACATGCGCCTTTGATATCGCCCTGGTTTATTTTGCGAAGAAGCGTCGATGTTCTGAAATTGCCAGCGCCCACGTTGTAAACGAACAAGTAAAGAGCGCCGCGCGTTGTTTCCGGTATATCAACTTTTATGTACGGGTTAATTTGTCTGGCGACCGTGGCAAGGTCTTTATTCAGGAGGGCTTTGCATTCTGCTTTGGTATACGTTTTACCGAGCATGATGTCTTTTCCTGTATGCCCGTGACATACAGTCCATACACCAACAATATCTTTGTATGGTATGTAGCTGACACCTTCCAGACCATCGTTACCACTTGGGCCAGTGATTAACACTGATGCTATAGCAATTGCTCCGCCACCAATAGCAGCAGCAACGGCTTTTCGTAATGATGGAGGCATTATTCACCTCTCGCAGCCTTGCGCTTATCTTCTTTAATCTTGAAATAAAGGTTTGTCAGGTACGTCAGCAGGCCAAATACCAGGCTACCCAGCACACCTATTGCTGCCCACTGTGAGGGCGTGACTTTATCGAGCAGCTGTAAAAACCAGTAACCGGCACTACCTGCTGAGGTGCCATAGGCGACACCCGTTGTTAACTTATCCATGGATTTCATAACCCCACCTCGCAGACAAAGCGGGTGTAAATTGAGGGAATACAACGTATCGCAAAAAAGCAGAAACGTAACAGACTCGGAGTCAGTGAATAACTCAGGTATTGAGTTATCAGCTAATATCGAGACTCAAAAAATGGAAAAACCAGCTCGACGGCGGGTTTAAGCTGTGTGACGAAGTAACCACTCTTAACAGCATAACCAATTTTTTACGTACGTAAACCACTGAATGATATTTATGAGAATGCTACCGAGTGTTCAAAACTCCACCACAAATACATAAGAAAACCTCAACAAATAACCAATAAATAATTTCAGACGTTATTTTTAGTTGATTTAAATTAAACTGCCGAATTATAGAACCCCCATAAATAACAGCCATTAATATAAATTAGCTAATAGGTTTATTTTTGTTCAAATAAGAGCCATAAATAGGTTTCGATAGAAAAAGTTCAGATAAAAATAGAGATCTACTTCACAAATTAAATGAGAAACTAAAACTTACATCTTGAAATAATCACATTGATTAGATGAATATTTATCGCGCAGTGACATCATTTTTTAATAATAGTTCAAAAAAAAGGGCTCACGATGAAAAAATTAACAGTGGCAATTTCTGCTGTAGCTGCATCAGTACTGATGGCGATGTCTGCTCAGGCAGCTGAAATTTATAATAAAGACAGTAACAAGCTGGATCTGTACGGGAAAGTTAATGCTAAGCACTACTTCTCCTCTAATGATGCAGATGATGGTGATACTACTTATGCCCGTCTTGGCTTCAAAGGTGAAACCCAAATCAACGATCAACTGACTGGTTTCGGTCAGTGGGAATATGAATTCAAAGGCAACCGCGCTGAATCTCAAGGTTCCTCCAAAGACAAAACCCGTCTTGCATTTGCAGGCCTGAAATTCGGTGACTACGGCTCAATCGATTACGGCCGTAACTACGGTGTAGCATACGACATCGGTGCGTGGACTGACGTTCTGCCAGAATTCGGTGGCGATACCTGGACCCAAACAGATGTGTTCATGACTGGTCGCACCACTGGTGTTGCAACCTATCGTAACAACGACTTCTTTGGCCTGGTTGATGGTCTGAACTTTGCTGCTCAGTACCAAGGCAAAAACGATCGTAGCGATTTCGATAACTACACCGAAGGTAACGGTGATGGCTTCGGTTTCTCTGCTACCTATGAATACGAAGGATTCGGTATCGGTGCAACTTATGCAAAATCTGATCGTACCGACACTCAAGTTAATGCAGGGAAAGTTCTTCCTGAAGTATTTGCTTCCGGTAAAAATGCAGAAGTTTGGGCCGCAGGTCTGAAATATGACGCTAACAACATTTACCTGGCCACTACCTATTCTGAAACCCAGAATATGACTGTATTTGCTGATCACTTCGTTGCTAATAAAGCCCAAAACTTCGAAGCTGTTGCACAATATCAGTTCGATTTCGGTCTGCGTCCGTCCGTTGCTTACCTGCAATCTAAAGGTAAGGATCTTGGAGTATGGGGCGATCAGGACTTAGTCAAATATGTTGATGTAGGTGCAACCTATTACTTCAACAAAAATATGTCTACTTTCGTTGATTACAAAATCAACCTGCTTGACAAAAATGACTTCACTAAAGCACTCGGTGTAAGCACTGATGACATCGTTGCTGTAGGTCTGGTTTACCAGTTCTAATCTGATTACGAAAAAGATATGTTGCGGGAGGCATTGCCTCCCCAACATATAAGTGGCTCCCTCAAGCCACTTCCTTTAGAAGCACAACCTTGCTTCTAACTATATAAACCTTCTGTTATATATTACCCTTTATTTTTGGGGGCGTCTCAACGCCCCATTTTTAATAATTTTTAGTAAACAATTGGCATATTAATTAGAGTTATTAACAACGATATCCATCTCTAACCGGATATCTAATGCCATTAACATCCCTTCAATTATGCCCTCAGCCTTCTGTAACCTTTTCCCGATATAACCATCAGAGCAGCAATGCTTACCTGCCAGTGACATGAATGTCATACCGACTACATAATAATCTACTAATAAATCGTGCAAATCGCTGTTGTTCTTTTTCAGACGGGCCATGCACCCGCAAATGATCATAGCGTCATCGTCACAACATTGCGGGCGAGATTTTACTTTTGAAGTAATTAATCCCTTAAAACCGGCGGCAATGGACGACCAGGTCACATCTTCATGATTATTAGCCGCCCACGCTCCCCAACGCTCAAGAACCATCTGAATATCACGCATCAACTTACTCCACAAAAATCAGACCAGAACGCCAATTACAAGCAAAAATCAATAAAACAGTATTAGTTGATTGTTATCTCTGACTTCATACTCCTGCTCCTGTCAGGGTTTTGGCGTAATTCCTCAGTATTCGGTAATCGGTCAAAACAGAACTGGGGAAACGATATAAGCGCAGGCGCATCCAGCGGTGGCGAAGAAGTTCTGCCATATAAGACTCAAACATCATTCATCTCCCAGTTCAGTGATGGTCAGTTCCAGCTTCCCACCTTTGGTAACAGGCATCTTCACAACGCGGTAATCAACGACCAGCTCATCATCCAGCCAGAAACCTGCTTTAGTGAGTGCGTCAAAAGCGGCTTTTTGCAGATTATCCAGGTCACGGCGACGGCGATCCGGCATGTGGCACTCAATGCGGATTTTCACAGGCATAGCCAGACCGATATCCAGCATTGAGCCTTTAATGATTCGGGCGACGTTATCGCGGTATGCCTGCCCTTCTGCGCTGATGTGCGTGCGCCCTCGATTATGGCGGTAGTAGCGGTTATTGCTCGGCGGCCAGGGTAGTGTGATGTGGTAAGTATTCACGCCTTAATTACCCCCTCTTTCAGCCAGATAACCTGCGTTCTCGCCATACCTTCCAGCGCGCATTCTTTTGCATATCCAGCGTCAACAAAATGCGTGCGGCGGTCGATTTCGTCGTGGCAGGCAGAACATGCAATGGTGGCAATCAGGTCTGGCGGTTTGATACCGGTACCGCACAATCCAGCCAGCCGGATATGTGCCAGTACAGACGTCTCAGAATTGCCATTACATACGCCAGGGATTCTTACCTGGCATTCCCGACCACGCGCTGCTTTTCTCAAATCAGCCATGATTCCTCCTTGCTGCCAGTCGCAACCATTTTTTATCAACCAGGCTAGCGGTATATCCGAGCAGTGTTGGTATTTCGGATGGCTTCAGCTCAGGCTTACGCTTACGACGATTAGATACTCTGTAGATGTGTCCGTTCATGACACGAATAAGCGGTGTAGCCATTACGCCTCCTGCTTGTCGCGGAGCAGCTGGAACTCGCAGCTCTGCGGAATAGTCAGGTGGCAGCCAATATTCATCGCCCAGGCTTCAACCTTACACAGGAAGACATACATCTCTCCGGTATCGAGATCGGAGGTATGACGTAATGACTGAATGGTGGTGATTTCACCGGTTACGACATCAACCAGTTCTTTGGTTTCATAACCGAGATAAGTGTGTTTGAGAGCATCTTTTACCCAAGGTGGAGTGGCGAACGTTTTACCCCTGCTGATGAGGTATTCACTGATTTCGCTGTACCACATGTGGCTGAGTGCATTCTGGGAAAGACTGCGTCTCTCGCGCCACGGTTTAAGCACCATGCGAAAGCATTTGCCGTCCTCCAGATAAGGCTGGATCTGCTGACCGATAGCGGTGAAGTTACCACGATGCAATTTGATGCCATCTTGTAGGAGGTTCACGATTCACCTCCGCAGAGGTCAAACGCTGGATGCAAAAAATCGCAGGTGCATTTCTGCATCTGTGACAGCAAAAGAGAGTTTAGATTGTATGTGCGCATAAACGTCCCCGTTTAGCGCAGAAGTCACCGATGTTGTTCAGGCTCCGGTGACATTATTATTGCTGGTTGATTATGGAAAATCAAAGGTAGATTAATTTAATAATCCTTGGAGAAATCTCACGCACCACCTCAATAGTTGCGCTTGCTCTTGAGAATCAACAAAAAGATAAGCGTCTTTATTTCCGTGGAAAAGGTTATTTCTTATCCTTATAACTATCTTTAATACTGTAGACATGGTGTTTAGATCTGTTGCTGCGTCATTTTGAAGTCCATTAACTATTCCCCGCCTATCTCTCTCTCGACCGACACAGAGGGCGTCAAGTCTTTCCTGCGCATCCCCATTCAAAATGTATCTCTGCTTAAAATCGTGAAAAAGTTCGTTGGGCACCTTTATCCCGGCGTCAAGTAACGTTCGCGCATAATTTAAACTGTCTTCCCCCTTAGCAAAGCCACCAAAAAAACTTTGCTCGACCCTAGGAAAAATCATGCAGAATTGAAGATAAACATCAATCAGTTCATCAGATGGAGGCTCCGATAAATTAAGTAACCGCTGCAGTCCTTCTGCACTTATCATTTTTCACCTTCCTGCTTAAGATGTCGAGGAGCGGATGCCTTGGGCAGCGCGATGCTCTGCTCGCGGTAATGTCGTGGCCGCTCCAAAAAATAGTCCCGCAAATGCTCAGGCTGCTCACGCATCACCGCTTCGGCAATAACCGGTATATTAAGGCGCTCTTTGTAGGTAACTCAGGAGACAGCAAGGTCAACGTTAACCTTCTCGCGCTCTTCTTGTGTTTTAGCGGCAATATTCCGCTTCGACATGGCGTTACGTTTTACTCCTTTTTGGGTGCATACACGTTGTTTATCCGTTCAATATGAATAGTTACATCCGGGCTTTCTAAGAATAAGAAGTCAATCAAATGACCAATGAGAATGCAGGCATCATTAATAGAGGACCTTGTGACTTTAATCCCTCCATGACTGCCGTGATTCCCCAACCACTTTAACGCCATGAATGCATCTTTATTTGGTCCCAGTTTATCTGAATAATTTGTGATTCTTTCGTAAGCGTAAACTGACCGCCGTATGTAGCCATCAGACGAGAATTGGTAACTTAGACGCCCATCTGATATAGACGGACATCTAAGTATGGAATTACAGGACTGGCGAAAAGAACCTCGTAAAAACTATTCGAATGAATTCAAACTTCGTATGGTGGAACTGGCATCACAACCTGGAGCTTGTGTTGCACAGATTGCACGTGAAAATGGCGTCAATGATAATGTTATTTTCAAATGGCTCAGGCTCTGGCAGAACGAAGGGCGTGTTTCGCGGCGTCTTCCGGTAACGACCTCTTCTGACACTGGCGTTGAATTATTACCTGTAGAAATAACGCCGGATGAGCAGAAAGAACCTGTGGCGGCCATTGCGCCGTCTTTATCCACTTCCACTCAGACCAGAGTCAGTGCCAGTTCCTGCAAGGTGGAATTCCGTCACGGTAACATGACGCTGGAAAATCCATCGCCAGAGCTGCTCACAGTGTTGATCCGTGAACTGACCGGGAGGGGAAGATGATCTCACTCCCATCAGGTACCCGTATCTGGCTCGTTGCCGGCGTTACCGATATGCGTAAATCCTTCAACGGACTGGGAGAACAGGTACAACATGTGCTGAATGATAATCCCTTCTCCGGTCACCTGTTTATCTTCCGTGGCCGACGGGGTGACACCGTCAAAATTCTTTGGGCTGATGCTGATGGTCTGTGCCTGTTCACCAAACGCCTGGAGGAAGGCCAGTTTATCTGGCCTGCGGTACGTGACGGCAAGGTATCCATTACCCGCTCGCAACTGGCAATGCTCCTCGATAAGCTGGACTGGCGTCAGCCAAAAACATCCAGCCGTAACTCACTGACAATGTTGTAAAAAACTCCTGACCGCATTATAAAAACGGTCATGAGTCAGAAATACCTCATTCGCATCGCAGAGCTGGAAAGGTTGCTCTCTGAGCAGGCTGAAGCCCTCCGTCAGAAAGACCAGCAACTGAGTCTGGTTGAAGAGACGGAAGCCTTCCTGCGCTCTGCACTGACACGTGCCGAAGAAAAGATCGAAGAAGATGAACGGGAAATAGAACATCTGCGGGCTCAGATAGAAAAACTGCGCCGGATGCTGTTCGGTACCCGTTCTGAAAAACTGCGTCGTGAAGTTGAACTGGCTGAGGCTCTGCTGAAACAACGTGAACAGGACAGCGATCGTTACAGTGGGCGGGAAGACGATCCTCAGGTTCCCCGCCAGTTGCGACAGTCGCGCCATCGTCGTCCGTTACCGGCACACCTTCCCCGTGAAATACACCGCCTGGAGCCAGAAGAAAGCTGTTGCCCGGAGTGTGGCGGTGAGCTGGATTATCTGGGGGAAGTCAGCGCTGAACAGCTGGAACTGGTGAGCAGTGCCCTGAAAGTGATCCGCACAGAACGGGTAAAAAAAGCCTGTACAAAATGTGACTGTATTGTTGAAGCACCGGCGCCGTCCCGCCCGATAGAGCGTGGTATCGCGGGCCCCGGATTACTTGCCCGCGTGTTAACGGGAAAATACTGCGAACATCTGCCACTGTATCGTCAGAGTGAAATCTTTGCCCGCCAGGGTGTCGAACTGAGCCGGGCCTTACTCTCCAACTGGGTTGACGCGTGCTGCCAGTTAATGACACCGGTGAATGATGCCCTGTACCGTTATGTAATGAACACCCGCAAGATTCACACTGATGACACACCGGTAAAGGTACTGGCACCGGGTCAGAAAAAGGCGAAAACAGGGCGTATCTGGACGTATGTCCGGGATGATCGCAATGTGGGTTCGTCATCTCCTCCAGCGGTCTGGTTCGCGTACTCGCCGAACCGGCAGGGGAAACACCCGGAGCAACACCTCCGCCCCTTCCGGGGTATCCTGCAGGCGGATGCGTTCACAGGTTACGACAGGTTGTTCAGTGCAGAACGTGAAGGTGGTGCACTGACAGAAGTTGCGTGCTGGGCCCATGCCCGGCGAAAAATCCACGATGTATACATCAGCAGCAAAAGTG